AGACCTGAAAGTCTCTCTATTGTATCTGCTGTCTCTTGATTCTTGTCTACTAGTTTTGGCATACACCTTTTTTATACAGTAAAAATAAAAAAAGAGCAATCATTTCTGACTGCTCTCTTTCTTACACTTAGTCTTGTGAACTATTCTGTAACACCACCTAGTCTGCACTTGCTTGTAAAGTTTAGATGTAGTGTTCCATCATCAACACAATAGCTGTCAAGCAAACCTTCATTAGTCAGATGTTCCAACCAACCTTCAGGTAGTCTATATTTTTTAGTGAATCTTTTATAGACATCATCAGGAAAGGTTTCATTTGGGTAAGCATCAAAAGGTCTTGCAGTACCGAATGAATACAAGCACCAATGTCCTTCTTGTGAATCTGTATAGTCTTCACCTTTAAGTTCAAGTCTGTCTAAAAGTTTATCTGTATTTATTGTTGTCATAATTTCTCCTTTGTTTACTAGGGTTTCATTACCCTATACAAGTATTATCATATACTTTAAGTATAATGTAAAGACTTTTTTCAACTATTTTTGGCATAAAAAAAGGCAGATTTCTCTGCCTTTTCTACTTGGTGAATGCTTTACTATTTATTATTCACATCACCAAAAACGACTGACCTGTGGATAGCATCTTACCTTACTGTGACTATCCGACCTCTCGGTCTTAGGTCTTTCGTGCATACTTGCTCGAAGCCCAACTTCTTTACATCTCAAAGGGTCTTATACAGATTATCCTTTTCGATTCGGTAGTAAGTTAAATACAGTATTACATACTAAAAGTATAATGTAAACACTTTTTTCAAATTATTTTCAATTATTTTTAGAAGGCAGAAATGTCCTCAAAACACTTGGTACTGTTGTTCCATCGGATAGTACACTCACCAATATTGCCCTGTACATCGATTTCTCTTATCTTGCAAATCCTTACATTGGTACATTGATTCTCATAGTCTCTTGTAACAATAACCCCAACATCTGTCTTGTTATTCCAATGTGCTGACCCACTTACATCATAAAGGCTATTTACTGAGAATAATCCATCTGCACCTCTAATTTGCTTGGTAGGATGTGCCACAATAAATGTAAAGGTATGTGTCTCTCTGTTGAATCTTTTTATCTTAGATATCAGTAATGAGATATGCTCATCTTCTCTGATGTTGTTTCTCTCAGGATTAATCTCATTGTATGGGTCTAATATCATGCCATCGATATCAAATTCTTTATGAACTAATCTTGCTCTTTCAAGTATCCAATCTATATCAGGACTATCTTCTTTCTTATCAATGAAAAGGAAATGCTCATGTATAAATTCTATAGCTTCTAATACTTCTGTTTCATCTGCTCTGTTATGAAACATAATATCAAATGGTTTCTGACAATATTTCTCTACTAATCTTTTTAGATTCACAGCTAAAGAACTCTCAGGTGAGAATATAAGAAACTTAAAATCATGTTCTCTTGCAGTTCTCAATGCTATCTCTAATGTAAGACTAGACTTACCTGAATTAGGTGTACCTGTAAATAAATTAAACGAAGGTTTTATTATCTTAAAATATTTATCAATCGAACTAAAACCACAATAATATCTTTTCTGTGATTTTCCTTTATATAAATCCCATATATCTTCTGTTAAATCTTTTGCTCTATATACCCCTTCAATCTTTTTCATCTCATCTCCTAAACCTATCCTGCTAAGAAGTTTTTATTCTTCTTAACCTTATTTAAAATATTGCTTTGCTTTATATTAGTATTGTGGGCAACTGTGTCACTACCGATTGCACTCTCTGTCACTAGTGTCGCATTGGCACTACCAAGAATATATCTATTACAATTATTCACTCTGCCTTTTATTTTACCAATCTTAATATACCCTCTTATTCGTAAGTCTTTTATATGTCTCTTGACACTTCTCTCCGAGCAATGACACAACTCTGCAATGTGTGTGATGCTTGGATAACAAGCATGTTCTTCATCAGCATAATTAGCCAACATAAGCAAAATAAGTTTGCTAATACTGTTCTTAGTATTTTGTTTGACTGCCCATGCCATTGATTGAAAAGACATTACTTTATTCCATAAAAATCATTAGCTGTTACTTTCTTCTCTGTCTGCTTATAAATCTTCATCATGTTCTCTTGTCTTGGTATCTTCTCTCCATAATAATACTTCGACATGGTAGGCAATGGTATCTTGCATTTATCAGCAAATTTAGATACTGATATCCCTTCTTTTTTAATGTATTGATTTAATATCATTGTTGCTCCTGTTGTTTACCCCAATGAGTATAAACTACTTTTCGTATAAAAAAAAGGTTTACATTGATATACTTTAGGTGTAATCTTTTCACATGAACAGGAGAAATATATTATGACAATGACACTCTATCATGGTACTGATGCTCAGTATTTAGATGACATATTAAAAAATGGTATTGTTCCACGTGGAACATCAAAAGGTAATTGGGAACATGCTAATTTATTTAGTAACCCAAATATGATTTATTTAACAGACTGCTATGCTTTTTATTATTCAGGTATGCAGGTAAACGAAAATCAGAAAGATTCTTTAATTTTAAAAATTGAAGTAGATGAAGACAAACTTTATTGTGATGAAGATTTGATTATGCAGTTATCCGAAGAAGATAGAAAATTTGCTCACAAAAAAATTATAATGACCAATAAAAAACTAAGAATTGTTTCACGTGAAACATCCAAATGGTCTAAGTTTAAGAATAAAGATGGTAAGCATCAACACAGATTTTTTTCGGATTACATAAAGTATTTCAAATGTGATTGGGAATCATCACTAAAACATCTTGGTTGTGTTGCACATCTAGGAAAGATTGAGCCACATCAAATTAAAGATTACGTGGTACACGATATGCTCTCATGTCTTTATAGTCATGATAATTCTGTAACGATACCAAATCACAAGGTCAAAGGTGATTATCAAAGAGCAGAACTTAAATATCTTTTTGATGAACCAATGGATGACAGAGATAGAGAAGCATTGAAAGAGAATGAATGGAAACAAGGTGAACTTATAGAGTTTGAAAAACTTGCAAAAAGCAAAAAAGAATTAGACCTGAGTAAGTCTGTCTACGAAACTGCTCAGGAAGTATAGTGATGATTCGTAGTACTAAGATTCGCCATCATCACTATGCGACAATTAACTAAAGGAGAAATGTATGAACAATGAATTTTATGATGGTCAGAAACATGGTTATAAGAATGTTATTAAAAAAATAGATGACATTAAAAGTTTCTATGAACTCAAAGGTTATGGTACTGAAACATTACTAACAATCAGAGAATATTGTAAAAATAGTATCACTATAGTCGATGCTTTGATTGGCAGACAATATAAAGAAGAATATAACAAACTTAAAAATAAAGGAGAAACAAATGGCAATAACAAAAATACAAGAGAAACAGTTAAATGAACTTAGATTGGCTAGTGCATTTAACAAGTTTCAAAAACTTAAAATAACTGCAAAGAAAGATGGTACTAATCCACATTTCAAATCTAGCTACTCAACATTGGAATCAGTAATAGATGCAGTTAATCATGGAGCAGAATTTGGTCTGTTCTTTACACAACACATACATGAGAATGAAGGCAAGTTATTTGTTAAGACTGTTATGAGACATGTCAATGACAATGATACTTATGAAAGCTGTGTTCCTGTGCCTTGTGCTAATTTACAGAATCCACATCAAATGGGTTCAGGTATCACTTATGCAAAAAGGTATGGACTACAGTCTTTATATGGACTTCCATCTTTAGATGATGATGGTAATGGTACAGGTACTACAGGTAAAAAAGATACCAACCCAACACCACCACAAGTAAATGACCAAGTAAAAAATAACATAATGTAGGAGAAAATAATGGATGCAGATAACATAATGGAACAAGCAAAAGCAATAGATGAGAGAGTAGAGAATGGCTCTTATGGTCAAACAGATATAATCAATGGCACTCTCAATGACCCATACGATAATAGTTCTGATAGGATTGTTAAGGTAGGGAAGATTGATGATGGTACTATTGAAAAGTATAAAGACAAGTCAGGTAAGGAGCATACCAAAGAAGGCACTAACATCATTGTTGTAGAAAAAACAGGTGCGACAGGAAACAAATATCATCGTATGTTTGTTGAAGTTGGTTTTTTAACTCCTGCAAAAGCAGGTAAGAAATACCACATGTCAGGAGCTATGAAAGTAAACTACAAGTATGACCATCAGGTTTATGCTACACAAAAAGAGGGAACATCAGAAAAAACAGGAAAAGAATATAAGTTCATTAGCTTGGCTCTGATGGAAAATAATGATATA